ACCGAACTGCTGAACGAATGGAATCAGATCATCGATGATCTGACCCCGGCAGAGCGGCAGATGCTGGCAAAGTCAACCCCTGCCGATTGGTTCGGTGCCATTGCTGAATTGGTGCAGGACCCCGAATTCTGGGGAGGCATCGGTGCTGCCTTCCTAGATGGTATGGCCAGGGGGTTTGATAAGCACCGTTGACCCCTCACCGTGTTACAATTAACCCGAACCAAACGACCCCGACTCATGGCACTCTACACCCAAGCATCAGACCTCGTGACCCGTCAAACCGTATGGGTGGGAACCAACGTGGCAAAGGGTAAGGATCAGGCAAACTCCCACACCCGTGCCGACTTTACCGTTGATGGTTTGAGTGCCTCTGATCTGGCAGGCATGGCAGCACATGCGTTTCGCAAAAGGGGTTGACTCCCCACCCCCTGACCCGGTAAAATTTCCTTAGTTCAAACCCACCCGATGAACACCCCCAACGTGATGACCTCTGCCGAATTGAACCTGGCAATCGCATCGGGCAGCATGACCCTAACCCGTCTCCCCCGTCGTGGACCCCGTAAGGGAGAGGCAACCATGAGCAGGGTTGGGGGATGCAGCACAGCATGGAGACCCTCCGTCGTTGCTGGTCATGCCAACCGTCACATCCGCAGTGGGTCTCCTGCTCTGGTCTGACCTCATTCGTTCGTGAATCAGCAGTGCCCCCGTTCCCGTTGCGGTCGGGGGGGTTGCCCCGTATATAAAAACCATGGGTCCCCCTAATCTATAAAGTATTGCTTTCGCTAGCTCTTTATACCTTGAATATAAAAATTTTTTTTAATATATAAAAAATGAAAATAAGATTCATGTAAATGAGAAAAAATTCCGGGGAAATTTTTAGAGCCCTACAAGTCGATCCAATTACCGGTGAATATTATCTTGTAATACCAGAGCAATTAGTTAATGACTTAACTTGGTACGAAGATACAGAGATTAAGTTAGAATTGTCTGGTACGGAGATTATCCTATCTGAAAGAGATTGACATACCATACATAATAGAGTATGATACTTAAGTAATCACTTGAAATTATGGCTAAAGGATTTACAGTAAAAGCAAAGGCACCCGTATCTGGGGGGTCTGTAGAAGAATGGGATTATGAAAAAGCCCGTGAACTAGTCAGAGGTAAGACTATTGTTTTTTGTCTTCCTGGTAGAGGTGTATCTTACCAATACTTAAAAAGTTTTGTACAACTCTGTTTTGACTTAGTACAATCGGGTGCTAGCATTCAAATCTCGCAAGATTATTCATCCATGGTAAACTTTGCCAGATGTAAATGTCTTGGGGCAAATGTGCTACGTGGACCTGACCAGATTCCCTGGGATGGCAAACTGAAATATGATTGGCAACTTTGGATTGACTCGGATATTGTTTTCAATACTGAAAAGTTTTTCCAACTAGTTCTAATGGAGAAAGATATTGCTGCTGGTTGGTATGCCACTGAGGACGGTCACACAACCTCTGTTGCACACTGGTTAGAAGAAGATGATTTCCGCAACAATGGTGGAGTCATGAATCATGAAACCGTTGAAAGTATCTCAAAGCGTCGTAAACCATTCACCGTAGATTATACAGGTTTTGGTTGGGTACTAATTAAGAACGGTGTATTTGAAAATCCAGAAATGAAGTATCCTTGGTTTGCACCGAAGATGCAAGTCTTTGACTCTGGAGATGTTCAAGATATGTGCGGAGAAGATGTATCGTTCTGTTTAGATGCAAAAGAAGCAGGATTTGAAATCTGGTGCGATCCTCGCATTAGAGTTGGTCACGAAAAAACAAGAGTGATTTGATTTGTATGTCTAACGATCGCTATAATATTCTCTGTCAAGGACAACGAATTTATACTGGTCTGACAGAAGAAGAATATTTCAATACAATGGAGGATCTGTCAATAAAATTTTATCAGACAGGTTCTCCATGCCCTGAAGATCTTAAAACTGAAATTATTGGAGAATAAATTATGGCAGTAAAAAGTGGTTCAAATAAAACTTCTTATGCTGCCGGGACTCCGAAAAAGTCTCGGCAAGGTGCTGGCAATGGAACAAAATATGCGGCAACGTCTCGTAATGGAGCAAGAAAACCCTATAGAGGGCAAGGAAAATAATCCTTAAGAATCAATTGAATCCTACAATCCCCAGTCATCACTCTCAAGGGTAATGGTTGGGTATTTTTTTGTCCAAAATTTTAAAAATAAATAAGTAAATAACTTATTTTTTTATGCCTTGGAAAAGTTTGCAATGGGGAAGCACCTTCTTCTAGAGGTTTACGACGTTAATTTTGCTCTTTTAAACGACGCAATATCACTCCAAGAATCCATGGAGAACGGTATTAGAAGGGCAAAGATGACAATTTTGAACATCTATACCCATTGTTTTATTCCACAGGGGTGTACGGTCGTCATAGCACTTGCAGAGAGTCATGTTTCTTGCCATACTTGGCCAGAAAATGGGTGCTTAGCAATAGACGTATATACTTGTGGAGAAGGAAATCCTCGTTTGATTGCTCTCGAAATTTTAAAATATCTCAATTCAGACTCATATTCTTTGCGTGAAATAGATCGTTAAATAGAAGTAGGGAGATAGCAACCTCCTTTATAAAAGTTCTGTTTTAATCATTTAAAACAGGAGCTAAGAATGTCCAATTTACCAGTTGATAGAAACCCCGAATATATGAGAAGTATGTGGGGAACTAATAAACTAATCACAGACTATGATTTTGTTGAAGAAAAAAGAGTAATTCAAGAGGTTATGCATGATTTGGCACCAAAGCATAACTTGAAGAAACAAGTTGAATTGCATGAAAAAATAAGAAATGATGATGATTATGATGATTGGGAATATGGTACAGAACCAGTTTATGGTTCTTCCTGGCACTGAATATAAATAAAGCAAAGAAAACTCTTGATCAATGGCATCTCAAAAAATATCTAGATCTTTTAAAGATATTAGCCTATCATTTGATCCTCATCCTGTAACAAAAGATCTTCAGGTTTTGAAAAATGAAAATGCTATTCGCAGAGCTGTGAGAAATGTCGTCGAGACAATACCAACTGAAAAATTTTTTAATTCTACATTTGGTTCACGAGTAAGAGACAGTTTATTTGATTTTGTTGATTTTGGTACTGCCTCTATCATACAGTCTGAAATTGAAACAGCAATTGCAAATTATGAACCTAGAGTTGAAGTTGCAAATGTTGAGGTTATCCCAAATCCAAATGAAAATTCATTTGAGGTAACCATTGTATTTGATATTATTGGTCAAGAGTTTCCGACTCAAGAATATTCATTTCTATTAGAGGCAACAAGATAAAATGCCTTTTACTAAGTTTACTAATCTAGATTTCGACCAAATAAGAGATTCTATAAAAGATTATCTTCGTGAAAATTCCAATTTTACGGATTTTGATTTTGAAGGATCTAATTTTTCCGTATTGATTGATACGTTAGCTTATAACACGTATATAACAGCGTTCAACACAAACATGGTTGTTAATGAGTCTTTTTTAGACTCTGCAACTTTGAGAGAAAATGTTGTTTCATTGGCAAGAAATATTGGTTACATACCACATTCAAGAACTGCATCAAAATCTCAAATATCTTTTAACATAACTGGTTTACTAGATGGTAATGGTAAACAGACAACAAAAACACTGTCATTAAAAGCAGGATTAGTTTGTACTGGTGATATACAGAATACTTCGTATATATTTTCAATACCAGAAGATATCACGGTAAATGTAAGTTCTTTAGGAGTCGCTAGTTTTAGTAATATAACAGTTTATCAAGGAACATTTTTAACAAGTAAATTTAGATATGATGGATCTTTGGATCAAAGATTCATTTTAGATAATTCTTTTATTGATACATCCACAGTCAGAGTATATGTTAAAAGAGAATCAAATGCAGAAGAATTAGGATTTGAATATACTCAGGTAGAAAATATTTTACAGTTAGATGAGACTTCAAGAATTTTCTTAATTCAAGAAGTTCAGGATGAAAAATACGAAATATTTTTTGGAGATGGTCTAGTTGGTAAAAAACTAGGAACAAGCACAGGTCAAGATGGAGATGTAATAACTGTTAATTATATTACTACAGATGGAAAAGATGGTAATGGAGTACTAAGATTTTTATTTTCTGGTTCTTTAGAAGATGACAATAATGGTGCTTTAATATTAGAGGAACCTGTCACAGTTATAACTAATCAAGTATCACAAAACGGTTCAGATATTGAAAAAATTGATTCAATTAAATATTTTGCTCCCAGAATATATGCATCACAAAATAGAGCAGTTACTGCTAGTGATTATGAGTCAATTATTAAAAGAGTATATGAAGATACAGAATCTGTTTCTATTGTAGGTGGAGAAGAATTAGATCCACCAGAATATGGTACTGTTTTAATTAGTATTAAACCAAAGAACGGAACATACGTATCTGATTTTAATAAAAAGAATATATTAGATAATTTAAGAAAGTATAGTGTCTCGGGTATTAACCAGAAAATAATTGATCTTAAGGTACTATATGTTGAACTTGATACTGGAATATATTACGATTATTCAAAAGTATCTTCTGCAGAATATTTAAAATCAAAAGTTATTAATTCTTTAAATAAGTATGCAAATTCTTTAGATTTAAATAAATTTGGTGGTAGATTTAAATACAGCAAAGTCTTACAAATTATAGATAACACCGACTTTTCTATCACATCTAATATTACAAAAGTTAGAATTAGAAGAGATCTACCAGCATCTATAAATCAATATGCACAATATGAACTATGTTTTGGTAATAAATTTCATATCAGCAAAAAAGGATATAATATTAAATCAACTGGATTTACAATATTTGGGGACCCTGATACGGTTTACTTTACTGATATCCCAAATAATGATGGTATGACTGGATTCTTATCCATAGTTAAACCAATTAATGAAAATGAAATAAGAGTTGTTTCAAAATCTGCTGGAACTATAGATTATGAAAAGGGTGAAATTCTTATTAATAATATAAACATTACTTCTACCATAAAAGAAAATAATATTATTGAAATTCAGGCAGTTCCAGAATCAAATGATGTAGTTGGATTAAAGGAATTATATCTGAATTTTAGTATCTCAAAAAGTGAAATAAATATGATAAAGGATGTGATATCTTCTGGAGAAGAAGTTTCTGGATCAGAATTCACCAAAAATTATTACACATCTAGTTATTTAAACGGAAATCTTATAAGAAAGTAATATGATAAAGAAGGAGTTTGATTCAAGAGTTAAAATCTACGAAATCATTGAAAGTCAACTTCCAAGTTTTATTTTGGATGAAAATCCAAAAGCAGCTGAGTTTTTAAAACAATACTATATTTCCCAAGAATATCAGGGTGGCCCAGTTGATATTGGTGAAAATTTAGACCAATATTCAAAAATCAATAATATTTTATCATCAGCAGTTTCAAATAGAAGCATATATTTAACTTCTGATATTGGGACCGAAAATAAAATAACAATTAATGTAAATAGCACTGAGGGATTTCCACAAAAATACGGATTATTAAAAGTAGATAATGAAATTATTACATATACAGGAATAACTACAAATTCTTTTCTGAATTGCCAACGTGGTTTTAGTGGAATTACAGATTATCATCAAGAAATAAATGAAGAAGAATTAGTATTCGAAACTTCTCAATCGTCTCCTCATAAATCATCAGCAATAGTTATTAACTTAAGTTCTTTATTTTTAAAAGAAGTATTCAAAAAAGTAAAATATACTTTTGCACCTGGTTTTGAAGAAATTGATTTTAATGAAAAACTTAATGCCGGAAACTTTATTAAGTCTATTAGATCATTTTACCAATCTAAGGGAACTGAAGAATCATTTAAAATTTTATTTAAAGTTTTATATGGAGTTAATCCAACCATAGTTAACTTAGAGAATTTTTTACTTAAACCATCTACGGCAGAATATCTTAGAAGAGAAGTTGTTCTAATTGAAAGAATTTCTGGTGAACCAAATAATTTAGTAGGACAGCAGATTGAAAAAACCAATGATCCCGCAACTAATGCATCAGTATCTAATGTTGAAATTTTAACTAGAAATTTTAAAACTTATTATAAATTATCACTATTTGTAGGGTATTCTATTCCTTCTGCAGTTGAAGGTAGTTTTAAAGTAACTCCAAATTCTAAATGCACTGAAGCAATCCCAGTAGGATCATCTATAATTTCAGTAGACTCTACGATTGGTTTTGACAAATCTGGAGTTCTTATTTCTGGAGAAAATACAAATATAACTTATACTCACAAATCTGTTAATCAATTTTTTGGTTGCTCTGGTATTGGGACTGCTATTCCTTTTGCATCAGATATACGTAACGATAAAATATATTTTGGATATGAAAATGGAGACAAAACAAAAAAAGTTACATTTAGTATTTTAGGATCTTTATCAAAATTTGAACAAATTTCAGAAATTCTTAATGGTGTTGCAGAAGGTGATGCTATTAATATTAGAAGTCTTGGGAACCCAATTTCAAAAAGTAGGTTTTCAAATAATACTTTTAAAGAAGTTTTTGTAAATTCTTGGATATATAATGCAAACTCCAGATTTCATATTGATAATTTTAATGGACCTAAAACTTTAAACTTAAAATCAGCAATTTTAAAAGATGATCAAACTAGCTTTAAGCATGGTGATGAAGTAGAAATTGTCGAAAGGGGAACTAACAACATTCTTTTTACTTCACATATTGAAGAAAAAATAGGAGAAAATTCAAAATCGATTAAATTGTTGGGTAGTTTTATTCCAGTTGAAGGAGTATTGTATGATCTTAGACGCAAACTTAACAAAGCTAGTAGTTTATATGCACCTATAAATGGGGGCAATAATGCAATAATATCTGATATCAGTAACTTATATACAAACACAAACGAAGCTTATGTTGCATCAAATTCCCTACCATCTAGCAATAGGGGATTGAATATTCCATATAATTACCAAATAACAAAAAAATTAGATAGTTTTACTATTAGTGATTCTAGTGGAGCTCTTGAATCTAAAATTGATATTAATTATAGTGTAATTGCTTTTGAGAATCCAATTACATTTATTACTGGAGATAGAATATATTATCAACCAACTGCAGATGCTCTTATTGGATTAGATCCTGGGTATTATTTTGTCGAAATAATTTCTCAAGATGCTAAAAAAATAAGATTGTATGCATCTTCATCATTTATAGGTACTTCAAGTTATGTACTTTTTAGATCACCATATAATTCGGGACTAGGAACACATAAATTTACACTTGCATCTCAAAAATCTGGTTTAATTGGTCCGCAAAATTTATTAAAAAAATTCCCACTTGAGATTAATTCAAGTATTACTAATGATAGTAGTAAAGTAATTTTACCAGGTCCAATTGGTTTATTGGTAAATGGTGTAGAAATTGATAGTTATAAATCTCGGGATAAAATTTATTATGGACCACTAAAATCAGTTTCGGTTCTCAATAATGGTAGAGATTATGATGTTATAAACTTACCTAATATTTCAGTCTCTGGTGGAATTGGAATAACGGCTCTTATTCAACCTGTTATTACTGGTTCGATTAAAAAAGTATATGTTGAACCTCAAGATTTCGATATTGATAGAATCGTTTCTATTGGAGTTAATGGTGGTAACGGTCGTGGTGCAGTTTTAGAACCTATTTTAAATTTAAGAGTTAGAGAGGTTCTTTTTGATGGTAGAGCAACTACTGTCGGTGGAGGAATCAATACCACTACAGGTCAATTAACGTTTGATACAGATCATTTTTTTGCAGATGGTGAGGAAATTTTTTATAATGCAAATGGTAATGAGGGTATTGGTGTTGGAATAGGCACTTCTACTTTAATTGATAGTTCATCATACTATCCAAAGAGTACAAGTCCCAGAACAGTCTTACTATATCCATCTTCAAAAGATTATTCTGCTGGAATCAATACAATAAAATTTAACACCGATAATAATGCTGGTGTACATAAATTTAATACAAAATCAAATAAAAAAACTTTAACAGAAATAAAAATAATAGATGGTGGAGAAGGATACACTAATAGAAAATTAATTGTAAAACAATCTGGAATATCCACTTCAAATAGTACAATTAATTTTCCAAATCATGGATTTAGTGATGGTGATTTGATAATTTACAATTATCAAACTAGTCCTATAATTGGCATATCTACAGATCCATCTAATAAATTTTATATATTAAAACTCGATGATGATTCTTTTAGACTTTGTGATGCTGGTTCCAATGAACCATTAGTATCAAATTATGAAAGAAAGAACTATATTAAATTTAAATCAACAGGAACCGGTTATCAGTATTTTAGTTACCCACCAATCTTAGTTTCAGTTGAATTTACATCTGTTGGAATCGCATCAACCGTCCAACCATCTAAAATTTTGTCAATAACTCCATCAGTTAGAGGTAAAATTGTAGATGCATATTTGTATGAATCTGGTACTGGTTATGGTGCTACTGTTTTAAATTTTGAGAAAAAACCAATTATAACCATTAAAAATGGAAAAGATGCAAAAGTAACACCCAATATTAGTGAAGGAAGAATTAATACGGTTAGATTAGAATATGGTGGTTTAGAATATTATTCAACTCCAGATATTATAGTAACTGATCCAACTGGTAAAGGAAGTGGAGCTGAATTTTTACCAATTATAGAAAATAATAGATTAAAATCTGTTAAAGTTATAAATTCTGGTATCGGTTATTCATCAACTAGTAAAATTTCTATTATTTCTGCAGGTTCTAATGCTGTATTTGATTCAGAAGTTAGATCATTAACTTTAAATAACGTAGGAAGATATGGTAATGAATATGTTGTTGAAACTTTAGAAACGGATTTAAAATATAGCTCTATAGCATATTCTGAACAATTACAAAATTCTTTTGATGATAATGGCGAAAATCATTCCAATATTATTGGATGGGCTTATGATGGCAATCCAATTTATGGTGCTTATGGATATACAAATCCTCAAGATGTAAATTCGCAACCAAAATCTCTCGTTTCTGGTTATGTATTGGATACTTCTTATGCAGACAGACCTTCAAATTTTTCATCTGGATTCTTTGTCGAAGATTACAAATATACTGAAAATGGAGATCTTGATCACAATAATGGAAGATTTTGCAAAACTCCAGAATTTCCCCTTGGCACATATGCATATTTTTCACCTATTAATAATATAAGTCTTCAACCACAATTTCCATATTATATTGGAAATTCTTTTAAATCAAATGTTATAGAAGAAAATTTATATCTCAATCAAAATATATTTGATTTTTCAACATCTGGAGTTTTAAGAAATACTTATCCATATAAATTAACAGATCCAAATGTTGAGAGTGATTTTCTATCGAGTTTTGCAGATTTAAAAAATCAAATCGTCAAAGTTGAGTCAGTTTCTACTGGAAATATTGATTCTTATCAAATTATAAGTGATGGAGATAATTATAAAATTGATGATATACTTAGATTTAAATCTGATGATGGTGATGATCTTTCTTCAAGAGTATCTTCATTGAAGGGTAAAGATATTAATAATATTGTATGCAATCAAGATGTCTATAATGATGTAATTCTCACTCAAATTAATCCAGAAAAATTACAATTAACGATTTTACCAACACATGATCTACTTGATACTGAATTTATTTCATTAACTGGTTTTTCAACCATCTTTACAAAATTGGATGGTACTTATCAGATTGGAGTATCATCTATAACTACAACTTTAGCAAAAGATATACCTGCCGCAGCATCTATTGGTTCTACCGAAATTTATGTGTCTCAGATACCAACGGCAATTTCTATTGGAAGTAGCATTGGAATTGGAACAGAAGTTGCAAAAGTTTTAAATTTATATAAAATTAAAAATATAGTTACAATTTATAGAGATACTACAGGAGTTGCACATACTGCAAAAACTCAAATTTCACTTTTACCAAATTCTTTTACTATTGATAAAAATTTGGGTGATGAAGTTGATTCAAAATTAAATGATAAAATTTATTTTAATCCAAAAGAATCTATAGGTGTTGGAACAGAATCTGGAAATGGAACCTCAGTATCATTTAATTTCGCAGATTTTACTGTATCTAGAGACATACCAACAAGAACTATTTACTTAGAAAGTCACCCATTTATTACAAATCAAAAAATAAGATTTACCCCACCAGCTGGTACAATATCAGTTTCAACTGATGGTACAAATACTTTTGCAATTCCAATTAATGGTCAATATCAAGATTTTTATGTCGTTAATAAGACAATTAATAGTATAGGTATAAAAACATCATTTAATTCTCCAGAATTATTCTTCCATTCAAATGGAAATAATGATGATCGATACTTATTAGAAAGTACATTCGATCAAATTACAGGTTCTTTAACAAGATTTAGAACTGCAGTTTCTGTAGCAAGTTCTCATGGTTTAATTAATGGTGATATAATCAAATTAAATATAAAACCAAACATAGATGTTGGAATTGGTTTAATACCACCAGGTCCTGTGGGATCTGGAGAATCTACATCTGTTAAAGTTACTTTCAATGAAAATTATCAAAAATTAGTTCTTGATCCAGTTGGTTTTGGTTCTACATCTATAACCGTTTCTAATTTTTATTACACGAAACCAACTCAGCAACCATCAATTGGCATATTTGTTGGTTTAGCATTTACGGTAGGTCTTGGTATTACTGGCACAAGAAATGGACAAGATGTATATAATTTTATATGGGACAATTATAGTAAATTTGATCTTGATGGTGATGGTGTAGTTAGTTACAGTGATGCTGTAATAGCAACAAGAGAAATGACTAGTGTTGGATTTTCTGGAGATGCATTAATTAAAGATATAATTTTTCCAGGTAATGCAACAAGAAGAACAGCATCCTCTATAAGATCTTATATAAATTCTTTGACTTCCAATGTAGGAATAGGAAGTACAACCTATGATATTAATGGTAGTGGTATTGTTGATGCATCAATTGATGGGGAATTGTTGAAAAGATTTACTAATACAGATGGTTTAGGTAAATCTGGAACATACAATCCATCATCATTGAGAGGATCCATTAGACTTTCAAATCATAGATTCAAAACAGGTGATAAAGTATTATATACCAGTAATGATAATGGATTATTGCAACCATTAGATGACGGAGAATATTACACTATTAAAGTTGATAAAGACAATATTCAATTAGCATTAACATATAAAGATTGTACAGTTGATCCACCAAATACTGTCAGTATTGGTTTTAGTGGATCTGAGAGCCAATCAATTGGTATTATTAATCCAGAAATTAAAATAACAAAGAATAATACACTTAATTTTGACCTTCTAGATCCTTCCCTTTCTGGTTATGATTTTAAAGTTTATTTTGACAAATCTTTTGAACATGAATTTATTTCAACAGGTTCTACTAGTACTTTTAGTCGTTATAAAATTGGAAATGCTGGAATTAGTACAATTGCAGCACTAAAAATCATTTATGATCAGCATGTACCTCAAAAATTATATTATGCTTTAGAAAAAGATGGAAAATTTGTAAGTCCAGATTTTGATGTTCAACAAAATTCATTAATTTCTTATGAAGATAGTTTATTCATAGAAAATGAAGAATATACAGTTGTTGGTATAGCATCTACATCTTTTAATATTTTCTTAAAAAGACTTCCAGAAAGATTATCTTATGCAAGCACAGAGTGTCAAACTCTTGAGTATAATACATCATCAAAAACCGCTCAGGGACCTATTCACCAAATTGAAATAACTTCAAGTAAATCGGATTATACTACTGTTCCTGTTTTACAAGAAATTGTAACAGATAATGGTATTGATGCCAACATAATTCTAAATTCAAAAGTTATTGGTGATATTAAAGAAGTTAGTATTATAAATGAAGGATTTTCATATCAATCGGATATTACTCTAAAACCATCTGCTTATATTTCTCCACAAATATTCATCAAAGATGCAAACACAATAAAGAGTATTTCTATTGCAAAAGGTGGATCTGGATATACTATTGCCCCAAATATCGTAATAGTTGATGTTTTAAATAGTGAAAAAATTGATACTGGAATTTTAGAAGCAAGATTATCTGGTAGTTCTGTTTCTTCTGTAGTGATAATTCAAAAACCAAAAGGTATTCCAGACACTGAGGTAAAGTTAGCAGCAACAAATAATACAAATGGTTTTAGTATTCAAAAAATAGAAACATATTCTTCTGTAGTTTTTGATGTATATATTTCGCAACCAACAGATGGATTTGTAACAGCACCTTTTGCTCCAGGTGATGAAGTTTTTATCGAAGGAATTCAAAAAAATGATGCTATTGCTGGTGGTGGATTTAATTCAGAAAATTATGGTTATAACTTTTTTAAAGTTGTCGATTTTAACACTACTGGTTTGTTGGCAAGAGTAAGAGTAGATGCTTCAGCATTAACCGATGATATTGGCACTCCAAAAACTATACAAGATTTTGTTCCTTCTATAATTAATAGAAAAATTTATCCAGAATTTGATATAACAAAAGAAAAACTTGGTTTTGCTTTAAATGAAAAAATCTTTTCAAATGGAATAGAAAGAGACCTAAAGGTAACTTCTTTTAACAATTCATACATAAAGGTTTTTGGTTCATATGAATTGAGTGTAGATGAAAAAATTACAGGTAAACAAACTGGTACTATAGTCACAGTTTCTGAAATTAGAGAAAATTATGGAAAATTTGAAATTGACTATGCAACCAAAACTAACACGGGATGGGCAAATGATATTGGAAAATTGAATAATGATATACAAGTTATTTCAGATAATGATTATTATCAAAATTTATCATATACAATTAAAAGTCCAATAACATATGATGATTCTAAAACGGTTGTAAATAACTTCTTACATACAATTGGTACGAAAAACTTTAGTGACACGGGTATAACTTCTACATCTAACTTTGTTTTTACCAGTGAAGATTCCACAACTACCATTAAAGATATTATTACAGATCAAAGAACAGAAACCATATATGGATTTGATCTTGTAAAAGATATAAATTCTTTTAATGGTTATTCTAAATTTTTACAATTTGATAGTAAATTTTTATCACCTTATATTAGCAATAAAACCAATAGAGTTCTTAAGATTGATAACATTAACACTCAGTTTTCAAATTTAGAATCAAATATAAATCCATATTTAGATATAATTAACCTATCAACATCAAATATTCAGTATCTTGATACTTTAGTAAGAATATCAACTACTGATGGTTCTAAAGTTCAATTAACCGATTTGGTCATTGTTAATAACGATACTGATGCTTTCTTATTAGAGAAAGGAACAATTGTAACTGCTGGAATTGGATCTACTGAATATCCTGGAGAAAAAATTGGTGATTTTTCATTAGAAACAAAAAATTCAGAAGTAAATTTAAGATTTACACCTGTTGATTTTGCAAATACTGATTATGACATTAAATTTATTCAAAAATCTTTCCAAACAAATTCAATTGGTGTTGCATCAACTTCCATTGGGTTTATTACAAAATTCAATTCAATTAAAACTACTTCTGGTTTAACAACAACAGTTGGTCTTACAACCAATATTTTATCTGTAAATGCATCAGTGTTTAAATCTCTTCATGCATCTGTCCATATAACAGATATTGCAAGTAACAAAATGCAGTATTCGGAATTATATGTCACACACGACAATAGTGATACTTTTGTTTCTGAATTTTATTTTGATGATCTTGGATCGGATGAAAATGGATATACTGGTGGTTTTATTGGTTCTTTTGGAACAAATTTAAATTCAAATATTTTATCTCTAAATTTTGAAAATTTATATTCCCAAAATGGTGTTATAGTTAAAGCAAATATTGTTGGATTTGGTACGACTACGATTGGTATTTCTACTTACAGATTTAAAACATCAGGAACTCCAAATGGTTCTGAAAGAAGTGCAGTTTATAACTCATATTCCACAGATGCAGTATCCCCAAATCCATTAGTAGTATCTACATACAACTATACTTTATTTAATTCCAGCAAGTCTTTAGTAGAAGTTAGTATTGGATCAACAAAAGCAATACATCAAGTACTAACAATTCATGATGGATCTTCCGTATATGTGAAGCAATTACCATTTTTATCTGTTAGTGGAATTTCAACAAGTGATAGTAGACTAGGATTAGGTACTTTTGGTGGAGAAATTTCTGGTAGTAATGTCATACTAAAATTTTATCCAGATAATAATTTAACAGGAACATTTAGATTATCAAGTTTTAACAAATTATTGTATACTTTTGTCGATGCAATCAATATTGCACCACCATTAAATTATATAGATGAAACTAATTTAACATTTGCAAGAGACTCTGTAATTGTAAAATTCTATAATTCAGTCAATGGATTTAGAATTAATAGAAGAGATTTTGAAATGTTCTATAATGAACTACCAATTTTTGCAAGAGAATTTGATACAAGTGATACAAATGATTTAGTTTTAAATACTGGAACTTTTACATCAGCAAAACATTTCTTTAATGAAAATGAAGAATTAATTTATACACCAAAATCTACAATTATTGGTGTTGCAACATCCCCATTAGTTTACAAATCTGGAATTGCTACTGGTATTTTACCTCCAACAGTTTATATTGTTAATAAGGATGATGATACATTCCAAATTTCAACTACAAAATCTGGAACAGCTGTTACTTTTACATCATCTGGTGGAGGAAATGCACATGTTTTTGAAATGAAGAAAAAGAATGAAAAATGCATAATAACAATAGATGATGTAATTCAATATCCAATATTTCCTAAACAAATATATTACCAATTAACAAATAGCATTGGTGTTGCACAATCTACTTTCCAAATGACTGGTATTAGTACCATTGTACCAAAAGATGTTTTAAAAATTAATGATGAGTATATGGGAGTTGTTAGTGTTGGATTTGGAACGACATCAATCGGACCTATAATTGGTGTTGGAACTTTCCCATTAGTAACAGTAACAAGGGGTTATTTGGGAACAGCAGCAACTTCATATTCATCAAGTTCTCAAGTATCTGTCAATATTGGTGCATTCAATATTGTTCAAAATAAGCTTTATTTTACAGATCCACCTAGAGGAAATGTTCAAGAAATAAAAGATCAAAGTAATTTAGAATCAATTAAGTCCGATTTTACTGGAAGAGTATTCTTAAGAAACGATTATACTACAAATATCATTTATGATGATATATCATCTCAGTTTAATGGAATTGGCAGAACATTTACATTAACTGTTGGCAGTGGAAATACCGTTGGTTTAGGGACAAGTGGTGGCAATGGTTTACTCCTAATTAATGGCATATTCCAAACTCCCACAACTTCAAATAATCCAAAAAATAATTTTGCACTTCGAGAAAATGCAGGTATAACAAGTGTTGTATTTTCTGGTATTAGACCGGGGGGTGGTGCAGAAGTTGATATTGTTTCTGATTATGATATTAACCAAAATGATAGACCTAGAGGGGGTTTAATTGTTTCTATAGGTTCAACTCTTGGTATTGGATATGCTCCATTGGTTGGTGCAAGAGTAAAACCAATAGTCAGTGCAGCAGGAACAATTGCATCTGTTGTTGGTTCTTCTTATACTGGAAATTCAGTATCAGTAAGTACAGCAAGTTATAATAATTTCTCAGGAATTATTGAAATAACAACCACAGAACCACATAAATTATTAGAAAGTGATTTAGTGAGACTTGTTGGGTTAGGATTTACATGTCCATCTAATGTTGGAGTAGTTTCATTCTTCCCAAGATCTACAGCATCTAGACTTGATACATTTTTCCCAATTGTGAGTGTTGCATCTAGCACAGTATTTACTGCCAAAGTTGGTACAAGCACACTGCCCCATACCTACATTGGTTTTGGTACTGTATTTCCTTGGTATAATTTAAATATTGGTTCTGGTTATAGAGGGCCTGTTTCGGTTGCTATCACGCAATCTGGTCATAATGGTACAGTAGCTTCTATAACTGCAAATGTAGGTGCTGGTGGCACACTATCATTCACTGTTAATAGTGGTGGTAGTGGGTATAGTACAATAACCCCATGTAATGTCTCTATTCCCGATCCATCATATGCAAATTTACCAATAGAAGGTGTTTCTAGAATTGGTATTGGATCTACAACAACAACAGGAGTTGGATTAGTATTAAGTTTAGACGTTGATAGCAATCCATACTATGCTGGTGGAAAATTCTATGACGCAGCCAATTTGATTTTCAGAAATCTCCAATTAATTGCTGATGTTGCAGTTGGGAGAATGTTAGCTGCATACCCAGGATTTACCATTCCCGGTGGTAATTCACAGTGTTCTGATGATATAAAAGCTGTTTTAGAAACAATCATTTATAATTTAAGATTTGGTGGAAATGATCGAGTATATGAAGCAGCAGATATTTATAGAACACAGCAAAGTCTATTATCTGGTGAAGAAGTGCAATCAATATATGCATTCAATGAGGCAAGAGATATTGCAATACAAGTTATGAGAAACGAAGTAGTTACTACTGGTGGGTATACTACTGAAGTTCAGATTATTGATAACACTGTTATTGGAGATGCATCAAATACTCCCGGTGAATATACCGTTGGAGATTGTGCTGATGTTGCTTCATCTATAGGATCTTTTGTAGGAATTGTAACCAATACAATTAATAATGTTATTATATCTGGTGCTGGTGCAACAATACCAGCAAATAAAACTGTTGCACCAGGTTCTTTATTCAGTGTTAAAAACTTTACAATTACAAGACCGGGTTATTCGTTTAGGAAGGGTGATGTAATTAGACCAGTTGGTTTAGTAACAGATGCAAGATTAAATACTCCATTATCTAATTTTGAATTGACAGTATTAGATACATTTACAGATTCTTTTGCACTATGGCAGTTTGGTAATTTAGATTATATCGATTCTATTGCTGCATATCAAGATGGTTATAGACTCTCCTTTCCATTGTATTATAATGGTCAATTATTAAGTTTTGAAAAAGACAAGAATTTTGATCTTGACATGAAGAATCTACTTGTAATTTTTGTTAATGGCATATTGCAAGAACCTGATAAATCATATCAATTTGAGGGTGGCACCACTTTTGTGTTTACATCTGCACCAAAACCAGAAGATAATATTGCAATTTTCTTCTATAGAGGAACTATTGGTTCTGATAGTGCATTGAATTCTGATATTGCACAAACAATTAAAACAGGTGACAATGTACAAGTTATTAAAAATAATGGTTATGATACTACTATTAGTCAAAATGAAAGATTAGTCCAAAACGTTACATTTGCTGATAGAATAGAAACTGATTTATATACTGGACCAGGTATAGATGAAGTCAATTTAAAACCAATTAACTGGACAAAACAAAAAAGAGATAAAATTGTATTTGGTCAAACTGTTTATAAAGTAAGAGATTCTATCGAATCACAAGTTTACCCAACAGCAAAACTAATATCTGGAATTACAACAACAAGCAAAGAATTCTTTGTAGATAATGCATCATTCTTCAATTACAATAATCAGATTGCAGCAAAACCATTCGATCTTTTAATTGTTGGTAGTTCAAGTACAGTTGGGATGGCAACTACTGCACCTTCACCTTTTGAAACTATTAAAAATATCACTACTGTAGATGGTTTTTGTGGAGTTGTAACAGGAATAGGCACAACAACTGGTATTGGAACTAGTAAAGCTTTAAAATTCTTCCTCAATAATTTAGATTCCAACACTTTCGTTACGGCAGGATTATCTACCGGTTATCCAATTTACATTTATGATACAAGGGTTGGTAATGGTATAACTGCTATTAGTAATTTTAATGACAATCGTGTTGGTATTGGAAGTACGTATTTGGATTGTGTATACCACGTCAGTGCTTGGTCTGGAGTAGTTGGTGATGATAATGTTGGAATTATTACATGTAATGTGCATTCAGATTCGAATATAATTGGTTTATCATCATCTGGAACTGAAATAAACCCAGTTGGTAAATTTTCTTGGGGAAGATTATATGGGGCTGGAGTGGTTAGAACAATCAATCCAATTTCAATTGCTGTGACGACAAATACTGCTGATGTTGGATTAACAACCTATCCAACAATTCAAAGAAGATCAATAGGTTTAAAATTAATTTATGATACTGGAGCATTACCAAAACGATTGACTTAAAAATTCAGTTATCCAAATGGGTTATAAATATATAAAAAAACTATTAGCATGGCATCTATAATAACAGATCAATTTAGAATATTTAATGCAGGAAATTTTGTTGATTCTGTTAATACTAACTCCTATTATGTTTTTCTGGGTTTGGCAAATCCCAACGATGGTGGGTTTAGTAGAACCAGTGGCACTGTAGGAACAGAGACAAGGTGGGATTCAAATCCACCAGCACCAACTGATAATTTACAGTACCTATCACACTACAAAGATACATTATTATTTGGTAAAAAAATTATTCCATCTAATGTAAGAAGGGTTGTTAGAAAAATTAATTGGACTTCTAATACAAGATACGATATGTATCGACATGATTATAATATTGAAAATTTAACACCAAATTCAAATTTACCAAGACTATTTGATTCTGATTTTTATGTAATGAATAGCAATTATAGAGTTTATATTTGCATTGATAATGGCGCTTCTGGTACTAATTTATTAGGAAATAAATCTCAAGATGAACCAACATTCATTGATGCTGAACCTTCTGCTGCTGGTTCAAGTAATGATGGTTATGTTTGGAAATACTTATTCACAGTACCACCTTCGGATGTTATCAAGTTTGATTCCACAGAATATATAATTTTACCAAACGATTGGGAAACTGATGTTGATAGTGAAATACAAAGAATTAGAAATGCTGGTAATTCTGAGATAGAAGAAAACCAAATTAAAAAGATATACATTGATACTGCTGGTGATGGTTATGTTAATGGTACATATACATGTAATATCAATGGTGACGGGTCTGGGGCAACAGCATTAATTACTGTGGAAAATAGTTCAATTAAATCTGCAAGGGTTACTGCTGGGGGTAAGGGTTACACTTATGGTATTGTTGATTTGGGTTCATTAAGAACTGGAACTTTATCGCAAAATGCACAACTAATACCAATTATACCACCATCAAATGGTCATGGTTATGACATTTATAAAGAACTAGGTGCAGATAGAGTTTTAATTTATGCAAGATTTGATGACGCAACGAAAGACATTCCTATCGATACTAAATTTGCACAAATAGGAATATTAAAAAATCCAACATATGCATCTTCTAGTAGTACTTTTGATGAAAATGCTTTTTCTGGACTTTATTCAATAAAATTGAATTCAGTTAGTCAAAAACCAATAATTGGAGAAGAAATAAATCAGACAAGATCTGATGGAAAAATTGCTAGAGGATATGTTGCATCATTCGATAGTGATACCTTAGTTCTAAAATATTTTAGAGATAGGTCATTATATTATCCAAATGGTTCGGATGAGACTGATAATTCAAATATTACTACCAAATCAAAAATTAATGAGTTTGAATCTTCAGCAAATAATATCTTTTTTATAGATTCTGGTTTTAATTCTGCAATAAATACATCTTTTGGGGATAATAAAGTTACCATTGGTAATAAAGTTATCGATCTTGGAACTATATTCACGGCGGGACTTGCAGAACCAGAGATAAATAAGAAGTCAGGAGATATTATCTATATTGATAATCGGCCGATGGTTGCAAGAAATCTTAGACAAAAAGAAGACGTTAAAATTATCCTGGAATTTTAAGCAAAATGGCACAAAAAACAAATTTAAACATTAGTCCATATTACGACGATTTCAGTTCTGATAAGAATTTTTATAAGATTTTATTTAATCCAGGAAGGCCGGTTCAAGCTAGAGAATTAACAACAATACAATCACTATTACAAAACCAAATAGAATCATTTGGTAGTCATATGTTTAAAGAGGGATCAGTAGTTATCCCTGGAAATTTAGTTTATGATGGTCAGTTTTATGCAGTAAAACTTAATCAAACAAATTCTGGTATAGATATCACCCTATATTTGGAAAATATTGTAGGGAAAAAAATTACAGGATCTGTGTCTGGAATAACAGCAACAGTACAGCATGTTGAATTTGCAAATGGAACTTCAGTACTAGATCCAACAATATATGTAAAATATCTAGATTCTGATAATAATTTTGTCTTTACTCAGTTTACTGATGGAGAAGAGTTAAGTGTCAATGAAAATATTAGTTATTCTGGAACTACAATAAATGCGGGATCTGCTTTTGCATCATTAATATCTTTCAATGCAACTGCAATTGGATCTGCAGCATTTATTAATGCTGGTATTTATTTTGTCAGAGGTTATTTTGTAAATGTATCTAAGCAAATTTTGATGTTGGATTATTATACCAATAATCCAAATTATAGAGTTGGTCTAACTATTGACGAAGTTATTATTACACCAAAAGATGATAAATCAATTTATGATAATGCTAAAGGGTTTGAGAATTTTGCAGCACCTGGTGCCGATAGACTTCAAATTAAACTAACACTAGACAAAAAATTACTTACTGATCAGAATGATAATAATTTTATTGAACTTTTAAGGATTGATGGTGGTAAAGTTAAAAAAATAGAAAATAAATCCACAAATGATAAACTAAGAGATTATCTTGCACAAAGAACATACGAAGAATCTGGAGACTATGCAGTAGAACCTTTTAATCCATCTATTCAGAACTCTCTCAATAATAGACTAGGAGATAATGGGTTATTTTTCTCAAATGAAACAACACCCGATGGGTCTAAACCATCAAACGATTTAATGTGTGTAAAAGTTTCACCAGGAAAGGCATATGTTAGAGGATATGATATTAGAAAAGGTTCATCAACAATTTTAGATGTAGAAAAACCAAGAGATACCCAATCAATATCAAATGTTGGCATTTCTTTTGAAATGGGTAATTTGATGCGAGTGAATAATGTCAAGGGCACACCCCAAACTAAAGGAATTGTAACATTATATGATCAATTTGGAACAAATGGTGTTGGAATTGGAAGCGCAAGAGTATATGCATTTAATTTGACAGACTCAGCATATACCAATAGTTCTACAAATTTTGATTTATATTTATATGATATACAAACAAATACTAGATTGGTATTGAATAGATCTGCAAGTTCAATTGAAATTCCATCATCCTCATATATTAAAGGTAAAAATAGTGGTGCTACTGGTTATACTGTCTCAGCAGCTGCAGATTCTGACACTATAGATGTTAGACAAACCTCTGGCAATTTCATGGTTGGAGAATCAATAGTTGTAAATGGCGTTGATTTTCCAAGAACAATTAATTCATCATCAGTATTTAATACTCAAAGTATTAAATCTTTTAAACAGGATGTTTTTGGTACTGTAGGAATTCCAACTTTTACTGCAGATGCAGTATTGGATAGATTTAGATTCTTTGGTGGCATTACCAATGTTTCAATATCTACAGCACAAGGTGGTATATCAACTGTAACTTGTCCAGGAAAATTCTTTAACGTTCGAACCGGAACAGTTGTTAGATATCAAAAAGTAGGATTTGCAACCGAGACTTATAATAGAATTTCATCAGTTTCTTCAGATGGATCTTCATTCCAACTTTCTGCAATTAACCCAAGTGTTGTAGGTGTTTTTGAAGGTAATTTACCAACTAGTTCCATACAGGTTGATGCATTTCCATCAGCAACAATTATAAGAAATCCATCAAATTCTTACCTGTATAGTATACTACCACATAAGAATATTGCAAGTATTAGCCTTACAGGATCGTCACTAAAAATATCATCACAGTTAATAAATCAAACAATCACAAATAATCAGATTGTTCTCAATGCATCCACAATAGCATCAACTTTAGGGATTACCTCTGCATTTTTTGATGCATTTGATCAAGAAAGATATTCAGTTGTGTATGCTAATGGTACTGTAGCACCATTATCAAGTGATTCTGTCAGTGTTACTAATGACACACTAACAATTAGAAATTTAACTAATGGATCATCAACAATAAATGTGACTCTGCTTAAATCTGGAGTAAAAAATAAAATTAAAAAATATGTAAGAAGTGAAAAATTAGAAATAACTAGGTCAAAAAATTTGCAATCTGGATCTGGAATTAATACTTCCATTTCTGATGGACTTACATATAGTCAATATTATGGATTGCGGGTTCAAGATGAAGAAATTTGTTTATTAAAACCAGATATTGTTAAAATAATGGGAGTCTTTGAATCGTTTGATTCATCAACCCCATCTTTGGATAGAATATTATTTACATCAACGGCAAATGTAACCAATAATGCTATAGTTGGTGAATTAATACTTGGAAGTTCTTCAAAAACAGTAGCAAGAGTTATTGAGAAGGTATCTAATCCAACAAATACTTTAGAAATTACTTACTTAACAAATGACAGATTTGTTGTTGGTGAAGAAGTATTATTTGAGGAATCAAATATAAAAACTCAGGTTGAGTTAATAACTCCTGGCAAATATAAAGACATTACTTCATCATATACATTAGATAAGGGTCAAAAAGAAGAATATTATGATTATTCTAAAATAGTAAGAAATAAGGATATTTCCGAGCCAAATAAAAAACTTTTGATTATATATGATTATTATACTGTAGAATCAAATGATAATGGAGATGTATTTACAGTATTAAGTTATGACAAAGATAGGTATACTACAGATATACCTTCTATTGTTTCTGGAATCAGAGCATCAGATGTTTTAGATTTTAGACCTAGAGTTTCTACTTTTAATCCAAATACTACCAATGCCTCACCTTTTGACTTTACATCTAGAAATTTTGGAACAGATCCAAAATTAATTATAACCCCAAATGAATCTTTCTCAGTATCATATGATTTTTATCTTCCTAGAATTGATAGATTATATTTGGATAAAAATGGCAATTTTGTTTTAGAAAAGGGAGTATCTGCAACTAATCCAAAGGCACCTACAAAAAATGATGCAATGATGGAAATAGCAACTATTCAGTTGCCACCATATTTGTTTAATCCACAAGATGCAGTAATACAACTTAGAGATAATAGAAGATATACTATGAGAGATATTGGTTATATTGATAACCGAGTTCAAAATTTGGAGAGAGTAACTTCATTGTCATTCTTAGAAGTTCAGACACAAACTTTACAAGTTCAAGATAGTGAAGGTAGAAATAGATTTAAAAGTGGTTTCTTTGTTGATGACTTTAGAAATAATAGTTTAATGAATCGTGGTTTATCTAACGTACAAGTTAATCCATCTGCTAGTGAATTGATTCCTTTGATCACCAGGAATTCAATTAAGTCAAGAATACTGCCAGCAATTGATGTAATTGATGAATCATTAGATTATCGAGAAAATTTTGAATTATTGGATGCAAATGTACAGAAAACTGGAAATTGTGTAACTTTAAAATATGATGAGATTGATTGGATTTCTCAATTGTATGCAACTGGTGTAGAAAATGTAAATCCATTCAATGTTGTTGTATATACCGGTATTATTGATCTAAACCCAGCCGTTGATACTTGGGTTAGAACTGTTCAACTACCAGATAGAAATGTTAATATAACAAATAATTCTGCTAGAACAATTACTAGAGATCTTAATGGTAGTCTTAGACAAGATATTAACAATCCTGTAGTTAGGGAGACATCATCTACATCGATTGATCGTGTAGCTAATCCAAATAGAGCAGGAACATCTGAGGTAACTGGATCTAGTGTTACCGAATCAAGCGACACCCAATCATTCAATAGTTCAAGTTCATCAACTAATGTTACTTTTGATACCGTAACGAATACTGATATTTCAGTTCGAAATGTTTTAGTTTCAGCTTCTGATGAATCATTCATGAGATCTAGAAATACTGAATTTTCAGTATCTAATCTCAAACCATCGACTCAATATTACCAATTCCTTGATAGCAATAGTGCTGTAGATTTTACTCCCAAACTTATTGAGATTGCAACTGATAATACATTATCAACTCCAGGAACAACTGGCATTTACAGAACTGGTGAGACAGTAGTTGGTTCTGTAAATGGTGTTAATCTAATATCTTTTAGACTTGCAACTCCAGATCACAAGTATGGGGCATTTAACTCCCCAACTACAAAGTATAATATTAATCCATATATTAAAACAGAAACACTACAAACAGCATATAGCAACACAACAAAAGTACTGAATATTGATACAAATTCTTTAGCAGAAGAAGCACAAGGAAGATACACTGGGTATTTAACCAAGGGTATGTTGCTAATTGGACAAACTAGTGGTGCTATATCATACGTAAAAGATTTGAGACTAATAACAGATAATTATGGAGATTTAATTGGTACTTTCTTCCTGAGAGATCCTCTTAGTACACCAGTTCCTACTGTAAGAATTGCAACAGGAACAAAAACATTTAAACTAACTTCAAGTTTAACAAATGAAATAGGAATTCCTGGAAGTAATGCAATTTCTTTTGCAGAAGTTGCATATAGTTCTGATGGAACTCTGAACCAATGGGAAAATGAAGTAACTGCAATTACTAGTAATTTAACAACACAAACCGTTACAAATTTAAACCTAAGTTTAACTACAAATTTAACAACTATAACAAGAAATACAAATAATACTGTTGCAGAATTTTTTGACCCATTAGCACAATCATTTACGGTAGGTGGTAGTGTTGAAGCACCTGGTGCAAATGATAGTATTGATGATATTAATGGTGCTTTCTTAACATCTGTTGGTTTGTTCTTTGCTAAAAAAGACGATGGAAATGCACCGGTAAGAGTTGAGATTAGAACAGTTGAACTTGGAACTCCAACTCGCATAATTCTAGGAAAATCTGTGATTTTAAGACCGTCTGATATATCAATATCAGATGATGGTGAAACTGAGACAAAAGTAACCTTCCCAGAACCAATATATTTGGCACCTGGAAACGAGTATTCTGTTGTTATTATATCTGCTCATAGTGACAAATATGAAATGTGGATTGCTACTATGGGTGAGAAGAGCAGAAAAACCCAAACATTACCAACTACTGAGGCAGTTATTTATTCTAAGCAATTCTCAATGGGAAGTTTGTTCAAATCACAAAATGGATCAATTTGGACTGCAAACCAATACCAAGATCTTAAATTTAAATTATATAAAGCTAAATTTGTCCCAAAAACTGGAACTGCATTTTTTACCACTCCACCATTAAATCAAAGTAACAGCTACATTGCAAGATTAAATAATAACCCAATTAGAACTTTACCAAAAACTGCTACATTAGGAATTTCTACGTCTCTTTCTTCAGTAAATCCAACTTTTGTCAATGATATTCTAAAAGTAGGTAGAAAAATTTCAGGAACAACACCAAATACTTATGCATATATTGTTGGTGTTGGTTGTTCAGTAACACAAGCAATAATCACTGATGGTGGCACAAATTACCCAGCAAGTTCAACACTTATTAATTTGGAAACGTCCAATATTGTTGGACGTGGATCTGGATTAAAACTAACTGTAAATACAAATTCAAGTGGAGTTATTAGTGGTATAGCGGGAACTACAGCAACTGGTACTGGTTATAAAGTAGGTGATGTTGTTGGTATTGTGACTACTTTAGGTAGAAATGCCAGAGTTTCAATATCATCTATCTCTGGAGTGGATACTTTATATCTATCT